CCCTACAGACGCGAACCACAAAAATGAACACCCAGAACAACACCTATACATATACATAGGGTGGGGTGGCTCGGCAGACCCCCAGTGACCCCGCCAGCCCGTCGCCACGCACAGTGAACCCCAACCACACACAGCGTCCAACCACTTAGAGTGACCAACCGACCACAACAACCCCCACCCCCCACTGCTAACTATTGTAAGCACCCCGCTAGCGGTAGTAAGCGGATAGTTCCGCCTATTGTTAGGGTTGCCTAACTTTTGGGTCGGGTTTGTTAGGTGCCCCTAACATTTTGGCTGGTTTGTTGCGGTTTGATGACATTTTGTAATTGTGACATAAGTCACGGTGGAAATCCACCACAAACACCTTCGGAGAGTGTACGCTCTAAGTATCGGGTTCGGTGGTACGAACCCATTAGGGAAAGGGTAGAAACATGGCACGAAAAAAGGCAGTGTGGATAGATTGGCAGGGGGGGTGGAATTTGGCACCATGTCACAAAGTATCTACCAACAAGTGGAGCGAGGGCGATTGGTCAGTGTTCTCTATGATGTCGCCCGAGGTTCGCTTAGCGTACTCTTCATGGGTTCGGGGCGGTTCATGGATGTCCTCGGATTATGCGAGCCCTCGGCGGTTCGTGAATGAGGTAGTACTAGCGAAGTAGGCGATACGGGGCGGGTGGGGTTCGTAGCCTCACCCGTCCACAAAGTAGGCGAAGTCACCCGACTGAGCCACTGAATAAGAGAAAGGACAAAGACAGTGCTAGAAACTTACTACTACGCCCGAACGGGGGCAAAAGGGCGAACGGTGCCCGCAACGGGTACGCCGTCGGAATGGTTCAAGCGTGAGGCACGGCTCGCCCGTGCGTTAGGCGATGAAGTCACCGCCCGCAAGTGGGACAGGCAGGCAGACATGGAAGAAACATACGAAAGGGGACAGGCGTAATGATTACCGCCGAAAGAGTGAAACATAGTGGGGCGATAGTACTTACCGCCCTAGTTAAGGATAGGAACCCAAGCGGGAACCCTTGGGGGTCACCGTTCTACCATTCCCGCACGTTCTACGGGTACACACTAAGCGAGGCGAGAGCCGAATTTCGGGACAGTCTCACCCGTGACGGGCTAAACGTAGTCAAGTAGCAGAATTCGACCCTAGCCAAGCGAAAGGCTTGACTCACCCCCGATAGGTGACTAGGGTACAAAGTGTGACCCCGTGGTTAGGGTCTCACCGAATAACAACACAACAACAAGAGAAAGGGGCACAAGTGCCTACGAAAATGCAACTACAAGAAAAAGAAGAAGCCCGCCAGAAACTGCGGGACATCTTCGCCGAACAGAAACGCCCAACAATACACACAGTATTGCGCCACGTTTCGCAATCGGGAATGAGTAGAGACATCTCACTACTTACGACAGAAAACGGGAAACTGCGCAACATCACCTACCTAGCGGGGCAGGCTATGGGCGAGAAAGTCAAGGACAGAAACGGGCAATGGGTAATCCGAGTGAACGGGTGCGGTATGGACATGGGTTTTCACCTTGTCTACAATCTCTCGCACAGTCTCTACGGGGGTTCCGACCGTGCGGGCTATGTCATCTCGCAAGAGTGGGCATAGACATGGCTACCGACAAGGTTTACCGCTGCGACAGATGCGGACAAGACACGCCAGAAGGCGACGGCAAACACTACAAGGGCGACAGATTCTGCCCTGACTGTGCCGAGGTGGTCGCTTTTTGGGAAACGATAGAACACGACGAGAGCGAGGTGTGCAAGTGACCCCGACAGAACTAGAAGCCCAACTATTGGGAATGGTTGAGTACCAGAAAGAGGAAGCCGAAGGCTATCTAATCGGTGAACCTGACCCGATAGGCAAATGGTGGCAACTTTCCGCCGAGTTCTTGGAGTTCGCTATCGGTAAACGTGAACTCTTGTGGGAGTTTTTAGAAAGGGGCAAAGCGTGAGCGCCGAACTTGTCGGGGTGGCGTGTTCCGCTTACCTATTCCTCATCACCCTTTACTGTTGGGTGCGGTATCTCATCTGGCATGAGCCGAGAGGCAAGCACCCTCGACGACATTTGCATGGTACGCCGAAGAAGTACAAGGTGCGACGTGGGTAAGCCGATTGTGGGGCGTGCCGTGTTGCCTACTTGGGTGGCGATGATGGTGGTCGGGGCGGTGTCGGGTTCGGTGCTGTTGACGTTTGGTGTTGGGGTGGCGGTGTATCCGTTCTGTCATCTGGCGGTGAAAACGTGGGGTGCTTGCAAAAGTAAGCAGGGTGCTAACTGTTGCAAGCGAACAGGTGTTCGGGGGTGGTTCTAATGTCCACGCCATTTCGTACTGTGACAAGAGTCACACTTGACAAACTGCCGAAAGTGTGCTATGATGGTTTTGTTGGGCTGGTCGCCCGACACGAGAGAAAGGAGAGGGGGTGAACAAAATGATAAAAGACGAAAGGGAAGTATTGTCAGGTCAGTGGATAATCGTACTGAACGAAGGCAATGCCCGTCACCTACGTTTGACTGAAAACTGCTGGGTATCACGCCAAGCATGTCAAGAACAGGTGGCTCAATGGTTGTCGGATGAAAAATACGACAACGTAGAAGTGAACATCAGGCAGCGCAGGCGGGGAGACTTGCCTTGGCTAACAGAGTAAGTAAGGCGGGGTGGCTGGCAGACACCGAGGTTCAAGTCCTCGGCACCCGCAAGGTCGAAAGACCGAAACACAAACAACGAGAGAAAGGACAACGAATGAAAACGAAAGTAGTGGCACTAGTCATGGGCAATCACCCCGACAGAGGCGACCCGACAACTTGTGGCGAGGCACACGTTCTACGGAAAGCCGACTGCCCCGACGATACGACTGCTCGGACGTGGCTTGACAGCAAACTCAACGAGCCTATGCCCGACGGGATACTCTCCCGATACGGGATGCTCATACGCAAAGAGTTGGACGAGTCTCACGGTTGGGATTCGGTAGCCGAGTCGGACACGATTACGGCAGAGGACAACGGCAAGCCGACGAAGTGGTTCACGAAATAGGGGTGACTAGCAGACAGGCAGGTGCGAGTCCCGCCCATCCGCAAGGACGCAAGTCCGAAACACAACCAACAAACAAAGGAGAAAGGTAATGAGTATTTACATAGACATCAACGGTTCGTGGGGGTCAGCCGACGAACTCGTACTAATCAACGACGAAACATGGGAAGCAGCCGAATACGACGAGATGTCCACATGGACAGAACTTATGCTCATCAAGTTCAGCGAAGAACATGGCGGGCTGAACCCACGCAAATGGGTAGAACAACACGACACCAAAGGGGAGAAGTAATGAAAACCCACTACTTTGTAGTCGCTGGATACATCGACAACGCTGGCAACATACGATTAGGAGACGACCCCGAGGTGGCTGCCACAGTTTTTGACGGCACCGTGTACGACGACACAACCAACGACTGGTCAGTTGTCACAAAAATCACCGACACCGACGACAACGTAATCCTTGACGAACTACGTGCCCGTCTCGCAGACAAAGAAGAAAAGCAATGACCAGAACAGAGGTGGTAATCAGATGGCTTGCCGAGGACGTACAACACTTGCGTCCCGACTGGTCGCTAGACGACTGCGAAACGGTACTGGAAAAGTTTGGGCGTGCCTTGGCTGACCGCAGTATCGAAGTTGGGTGGGAGATTTTGGAAGTCCTACTCAGCATAGAAGAAGACGAGATGAATGAAGAAGGGGAGCGTTTCGTTGAGGAGTTTTACAAAAACGAAAACCGACTACCAACTGACGATGAAGTTGCCAAGTTCAAAGAAAATGCGAGCAAATAAAATGACCACGACAACACAAACGAAGTGTGCTTGCGCTAAGCACCAAGACGGAAGCATCACAACCTTCCTATGCCCGATACACGCCACCGAAGACCCGTGCACAACGAAAGCATCGGTCACGGGTAGACGGCGACGTGGTTCCGTCCGAGGTAAGCAATGCTCGCATTGCGGTTGGACGGTGGCAACATGACCCCCGAACTTCCATTCGCCCCATACAACAACACGGGAGGCTACGCAGGTAGCGAAGCAAGCCACGAGCGAGCCGAACAAGAAGCAAACGATGGCACACTCGCAGACAGACAACAGCACATAATCGAATACCTAGATACTGCTGGCGTCTCAGGTGCGACATGGGTCAGCGTCGGACAAGCACTCAGCCTTCATCACGGGCAAGTCTCAGGTGCACTCTCCAACCTTCACGCAGGCGGGGCAGTGTTCATGCTTCGCAAACGCAACAACCGAAGCCACCCATACATACACAACAAGTACCGAGGGTTCTATCAAGATTCAGAAGTACATGACTCACCAAAAACTACGAAGGCAGGGCAAAGGCGAGTGCGGTTAGAAGAACTGGTGCAAGTGTGCCGTGACGGAATGGATGGTGGCATGGATTATGCCCGTGTCTCTGCGATTATTAAGGCTCTTGATGAACTGGCTTAGATTCTTACGCCGACGTCAACCCGACTCTGTGCGCACCGTATGGAAAGCGCAACGCAAAGACGGCAAATGTTGGGCGGGTGAATACCGTTGGCAAGGCAAAACTTTTACCACTTATCGTCCACTGTTTTACTATTGGGGTTCGGAACTGGCTTGCCGTGCAGCGATAGAAGCATGGGGGTTTGCAAACGTGATACCTGTCGAGGTAGAGTTTGATAGTTCTGTAAAGCGACCACAGAAAAGGCGAGATAATAACCACCATCGCCGTCGCTAAGCAGCGGAGTGTCCCTGCCCCTTGTACACCTTTCTCCGAGGGGTGGGGAACTCTGCTACCAATCCCGATTAGTGGCACGCCATACTGCTGGCGGATGATTCGCTTCGCAACCTTTTTTCTGGTCGGCTGATTCGTAAAGACGTACGACATGTAGGCAAGGGTCTTCGCCTTCTGTGACCTGTTCGTCTTCGCTTGCAGTCATGGGCACACCATCATGTATGAAACATTGGGGCGGTGAACACCAGCCTGCTTCGTATCCAATCTTCGCCCAACTCTCGAAGTCCATTTGTTGTGTCATGTAATAATCCAAACCTTTCTCTGTTATCTGGTAGATGTCTTCACCGTCTTCGCTTATCCCCACGACTTCCAACATCCCTTCTTCTTCCAAGATGGCGAAGGTTTCTTTCAGGATGCTGAAAGTTATCGGGTCAAAGTCGTCTTCGTTTTCCATTATCTGAGGTTATCAATCCCATGCTCATCGGCTGAGTGCTATGCACTTGCGGATTTGTGCACACAGGCAAAGCCGAAGGTTTCACATGCAATGTCACGGTACGACCGCAGGCTGAACATTCGTAGCGGAGTTGTTTAGACATCAACTCTCACCCATTCGGCTTGCGAGAAGCCTCGTATCCTGCCGTCGAGTTCAATGTACACCCATGTCGGAGAGTCAGGGTCGCAAACACAACCAACGATTTGACGTGGGTCATGTCTCACAACGTGACCACACTTCAAGCATCGCGCTTGCGTTTGCTCCCCTTCTTCTGCCACCTGGGTTCAGACGCTTTCAGTTTGCCCATCCGCCACGCATGGCACGGGCATCCGCACGTGTCGTGAACGTGTTGGGGCAGTGGGGTCAACGCCCGTTCTACCGTCCCGCAATGCAGGCAGGTTCGCCAACGACCACCAGTCATCTCCCCATATGGAGGCTGGATGTAATCCAAGTCGGATGGCAACTCTGTCTGCTTGCGGTTCGGGGACACCATCTTTTTTCCAGTTCCATACTGTTGATGAATCTACGTGGGCAATCGTCGCCAAGTCTTCTATGGTGATTTCGTTGTTGAACATTTTCTCCAACGGTTCAAACGGAAGGCGGGGTTGCTTGACAAACATTAGAAGGGTTCTTCGTCCAATGTTTTGTGGCGTGGTGCTGGTGCTTCGTCGCTGACTGACCACAGTTGTGCGTCATCGAACTTCGCTACTCGCTTGCCTAGGTACACGGTTTTGTCTTCACCTTTTTTGTTGGTGACCATGACCTGTTCGCCTTCTTGTCCGTCGTGACGTATTTTTACGCCCCACGTATCGTCTTTCAATTTATACCATGATGCTGACATTATTCATCTCCTCTGTGTTGTATTAGGTTGGTTATTTTGTTTCCGTATCCTGCCACAAGTTGTTCTAGTTGCGCAACTTTTCGTAGCAGTTCACGTTTGTCCTCACGTAGTGAGTCCAAATCTCTTTGGAGGTCGCTTATCCAAGCGTTGTAGAAAATGGATTCGTTGTCACTCATTTTGGTTTCCTCAGTTTCACTTGTTGTCTTTGGTTCGGGTTGAGTCCGCCCCAGATGCCGAACGTAATCTTGTTGTTGATGGCGAACTCGGTGCATCGTTGTTTGACGGGGCAAGTTTTACATATTTGGATGGCAACTTTTGAGTGCTGGTTGTATCCGATGGTCGGGAAGAATATGTTTCTTTCCATGCCTTTGCAGGCTGCTTCTTCTTTCCAGTTTTGTTCTCTGTCGTTGAGTGTCCATTCGGATAAGAGTTCCATGTAGGTGTACTTAGAGTTTCCACGGCTGCCACCCGTTGCCGTTGGTTTGTTGGGCATAGTCGTGGATGGCTTTCGCTGAGAGGAGGTTGAGGTATGGGTCGAACAGTTGTTCGCATCCAACAGTAGGCAATATGCCGATGGTTTGCAAGTATCCCTGTGGATACCAGCGTGTTGGTAGGCACCATGAACGGTCGTTGATTTGGGTGAGTCCTACGTCTGCGGATTTGTCTCGGTTGAGGGTCGTGTTATGGGCATCAGGTTGGCATCGGGATTCACGCCACAGCACATAGTCGAGGGTGGGGAGCAGGTCATCCGTCCAACCTGCCTCCTTTGCCAACCCCCACCATTGAGGACAATGGGCGTCAACAGGGGCAGAAGGGAGGGTTGTGGTGGTCTGAGACGCAATAGGAAGCGTTATGAGCGTCGTTACGGGGGTGGGGGTAGGTGCAGGGGGGGTGGTTTCGTCAGCGCCTTTGAACGCTGCGAAGGCTAAGGCGGTTGAGGTTATGGCAAACAGCCTGGGTATCCATTCCATGAGCATCACCTTTCGTTAGGGGGTGGTAAGCAGCGCAGTTAGTTCGCTGAACTCGGACAGTGACATCAACACTATCCCATCGGTAGTCCCATCGGGCATCGCCACCATTATGAACGGACGAATGTCGCCCAAAGCCTTCGCCGCATCAGACTGGGTTTTAGCGGTTTGGAAACGGGTAGCAATCGGACCGACCTGCAAGCCTGCTTTGACTTCGGTACGAAAATAACCACCCCAGTTTTCTTCGTGACGTGTAAGGTGACCGCCCAACCCCAACTTTTTACGGGCACGACGCGCCTTCGCATCCCCCTTAGTCCTATTTCTACGACCGCGAGCGGCAGGGTCGGCACACCCTCTAATGCGGCGTACGTTTTTTCTGTCTGGTCTTCCCAAAGTGCCAAACAGCGGGCAGTTGTCCAAGGAACATCTGTCTCTGTTGCCTTGACATTCACCTTTGCGTTCATCGGTCACTTCATTTCTTCAATCATGTTGATAACCAAACTTGCCTCACCTTTCGTGAGGTGCTCAATCTTTTTGAGGTCGGGTTTGTTCAACATGTCTTGCACCTTTTCAATCTTGTCGGTGTAAGCCCCGAACCCTTTGCCTGAAAGCATGGCTCGAATCTTTCCAACTTGACCTGCTGATGCTGGCTCGTCAGGGTTTTTGATTTGTGGGGTTTCGTTGATGCTTTGCGCTGATGGGAAAGCGTCACGGATTTGGTCAATGAATTTGTCTGCGTTGTCCACATCGGTCGCTGTTGGTGCCTGCTTCAACTGGTTGAACTTGTCGCGCAGTTTCGGCATGTCGGCATCAGTCAAGTTGGCGAGGTCCACTTGTGCTTCGCGTGCCACTTCTTGCGGGTCGAAACCTTGTTTGGCGCACGCTTCACGGAACTTCGTTACCAGGTCAGGTCCGACCTTTGGTGTTGGCTTAGGTGCTTCCTGTGCACGCACAACCTTGGACATCTCCTCACGTGATGGGCGTGGGGCGGTCTTCGATTGGAAAACGTAGTTCGATAAAGCCCTCCCGATTGCGGACGTCTCTGCGTTCTCCACATGAGATGTCTTGTTGACTGGTGACAGGTCGCGTACTTCTTCTGCATACCCTGTTGCTACTGGGCGTGGGTCAGAGATGTCTTTAAAAATCTCTGCACGGAACACGACCTTGTTGTCGTCGTAGTGATGAATCTGTGTGAACACTTGCCCGTTCGGGAACTGTGCCCAGAACTTCGCTAACCGTGTCTCCACTGTCTCATAATTATCTAGGTTGAATCGCATTGCTATTTGTCCTTTCCGACCACACGGAATGTGCGGTACGTGCTTGTTTTTTTGTACTTACCAGCCAAAGCAGGATGCTCGGCTTCTAACTTCTTGGCATCAAATGAGGTGCGGCTTGACGTCTTCCATGTTACGAGCAGTTCATCTTGCATCAACCCGTACTCGGACTGACCCAACATCTCACACAATTGAGCCTTTACTAAGTCTTCCATCTGCTCAGCCTGTTCTTTTTGTTGCTTCGCCAACTGATAACGCTCAATCAAAACGAGTGCATCTTGTGGTAGTTCGATGCCACCGTCGGCTCCACCTTTGCCTTCGGGGAAACGGTCAGCGATGTGACGGTACTCAATGACAGCATCATCAGGCATCATGCCCATGTCGATAGCGGCTAGGAACTGGCGGCACTTCTCAATGTGTTTCTTCTTTTCGTCTGATGACACAGCCTGAATAAAGAAATGCAGGTCAAGGGTGGAATCGAATATGACCCACGTAATTTCGGGGACTCCTGTGCAGATGGCTTGTTGGACACCTTGCCAATACCAGTAGTCGGGTAGTTTGCCGCGCCAAATTTTGTTTGTTGTTTTCTGTTCGAAGACCCGTCCGTCTGCGCTCATGGAGTCGATGGTGGCAATGAGGCGCACGCCTGGTTCGTCGTATGCGAACAGGATGTTTGGTTCTGTTAGCGGATGTCCTAACAGTTTCGCTGCCCATTCACGGATGGGGGCTTCCAGGGTGGTGCCGCGAAGCATTGCCGAGTTGGGTGCTTTCGGTGCTGGGGGGTTCGCTGCCAGTAGTTCGGTGGCTAGGTCTGCGACGGTAACGAATGAGTGTTGTCCGTGGACTGCGGCACAGGCGGACGCTGCGATGCGTGCCTCACCGTTCTCGTTCTTCCATCTGACGTTCAACCATTCCTGTGAACCGTGC